GAGCCTTCCGATGTCTAGAGAAATTTTATTCCGAGGCAAAATAGTTGGCACCGGAAAATGGGTAGAAGGGGAGTTGATGGGTGGACAAATTCATGTTAAAACCTCATATCCTGATGAATGGTGGGGGTATGAAGTAATCCCCGAATCAGTAGGCCAGTTCATCGGACTGCTAGGAAAAAACAAGGTAAAAATCTTTGAAGGCGATGTCCTACAAACGACAAACTTCAAAAACAAACTCAGAGTGGTCTGGAGCAAGCATCTTGCTTCCTTTGCCCTACAATCAAAAGGATGGATGTACGATCATTATTTTGGTGAAGCGGTAGACGCAGGGCGTTGCGAGGTAATCGGGAACATATTCGATAACCCTGAGCTGAAAGGAAAGGAGGCTGAAAATGCCTAAAGTTTGGAAAAAAGCAATCAGACAAATGCCATGGATTTGCGATGAAGCGGAAGAAAGTTTTTCCGCAACACTTGGCGAGTACCACCTGACTGTAGAATTAAAGCGAAACAGATTTTGGGTATGGAAAGTGCACAGAAATCAAGAAATAATCAAAACCATCCTTGATGATCACTGCACTAGCCAGTCCAGAGCCATTGCAGTTGCCGAGGGATTCTATTTTGGCTACAAAGCCTCACAATACGATACTAAGCCATTTTGATATGAGCAGCAAGCACAATAGGAAATCGAAACGATTAAATCTAACAGGATTGAGCCATGTTGATCAAACAATCCTATCAATGACGGATGAAGATCTTTCAAAGGCCAGGGAAGAAATAATCAAAAAAAACACGGTCATAAAAACAGGATTTGGTGACTTTATTTTGTTTCGTGGTAAATTGTATGACCACAGCGATATTTAAATAAACGATTGATATGAACCCCTTCCAAGTAATCTGCCTAAACGACCAGCACCGACCAGCAGAATTTCCATCATCCAAGTGGATCAAGAAGGGAGAGCCTTACACGGTGATCAATGTTCTGAATCTAAAGATCCAAGGAGGTAAAGGACTCGTACTCGAAGAAATCGATATGGCAGGATGCGATCCTTACCGAAGCTTCGCCGCTTGGAGATTCGCAGTGCCAGCAGAGATAAAGGAACTGGAAGAAGAACTGGAGGAAGAATTAACCACATAGCACAAAAAAACCCGGACTAATCAGTCCGGGTTTTTCCTTTTTAAATCGAATCTGTATAAGAATTCCTCCCTAGAAATAGGAGCTTACCCCTGTTTCATTTTTTCCCAAATCAGTTCTTTATCGAAAAAATTGAATGGATTACGATCAGCTACTATTAGCATACTTTTGGCCCATTTAGGCAGTTCCTTCGAAGGAGCAAGCTGATTGGTTACACTTGTGAACTTCATGCCTAGCATGTCTGCAAGATCTTGTCTTGAAAGCCCTAACTTTTCAATTAGGGCTTTGAATTTTTCGTGGTCAGTCATTATTTTTTATTTCAGGAAAGGTACTGAATAAAGATCGTTGAAAGACTTTAAGAACCCTACACTATACCCACGGTTCACGTTTAATCCATGGCGATTGCAGAAAGCTATTATACCTGGCATACACGCCCCTTTCGCCCTCATGTGAACAGCCCCTACAAACTGGCCATCTCTCGATTTTTGAGCAGCTTTTTGAATATCTTTAAGCTCTTGTAGTGCTTTTGCTGCATCGAGACTTTCATTACTGTGAGAATCTTTGAAAAGATATCCTTCAACCCATTCAACGGAGAACGTTGATTTTCTTCCGCTAGACTCAAGCCATTTAGCAGACCCATCTTCACTTTCAATTGTCCAAACACCTTGAATGTTCTTTACTTGTCTCAGCTCTTTTTTATTCAGGGAGATTTTCAAGCTGCCATAAGTTGCACTAAATTTGTAAGATTTAGCATAATTATCGAGGTTGTGGTTCCATTGAAAAGCGGTGTTATTCAACAATAGTGTTCTATAACAACCCATAGAATGTCCTGTTTGAAAATCCGAAAGTATATCACTCGCTTTTTCTGACAATGCCAAATATTCCTTCCTTGATGACAGTCCGAAAGACTTTGCTTTTTTGGCATATTCAATAGCCATCCTTGCGTTTGATTCTTTTCTTTCGATCAGACTTAGCCAACCTTTGACCTTTTCAAACCCATGGGATTCAATAGCTCTTTTCTCCTCAGCGTTTGAAGCTGTTTTCAAATTAGTGCTTTTAGTTCCTTTTTCAATTAATCGAGTAATCAGTTCTTGCTTTTTCATGATGTTTTTTGGTTTGAAAGAGAACCGTTTCCCTTTCGCTTATGCTAATTTATAACAATATTATTAGATTGCAACATATTTCTAATAATATTATTAATTATTCTTAATCTTCCGTTTCATCCACCTTCAGCACCAGATCCAGCGCACTTAGGATGTTTACCATGCTGATCAGCGATGGGAGTCTCTTACCGGATTCTACCATAGCGATCATTGCTTGGCCTACTCCCGACTTATCTGATAGCTGTTCTTGAGTCAGCATCATAATTTGTCTGCGTGATTTGATTGTGCTCGCAAGCACTTGTAATTTTCTAATGTCAATAACTACCATAGGTTCGTCTGATTTTTTTCGTTGGAGAACAAAGGAGTATCGCTAAACCCCTTGTTCATTGATTTGGGAACTGAACTCCCAACCCGAAGGCTAGGAGTTTCTTTGATTGCTTTTTTGAGAGCGATTCGATCTAGGTTGCTGAGGTCAGAGTTTTTCATTCCCAGAGTTTTTTAGCTGTTTCAAGATTCTTTGCAGCATCATTAACAGCCTTCTTTGCGTAGGTAAGCGAATAGGAATGCCTTCTTTCGTATTTCCCGGACTTTAAGCCTTCATGCTTTTCCTTTGCTTCTTCGAGCTTGAATTCATAGTATTCCAATGATTCAGGCATTGAAAGATTTATATCATTAACCTTTGAAGCCCAATAGTCAGCCCTAGACTCGTATTCTCCGGCTTTATCAGAAAACTCTACTGATTTACCCATCCTATTCCAATTTCGGTCTATCAATGCCCTATGCTTTTTCTCGCTATGATGCCCAACTTTGACTGGTTCAGCCAGAGAAAGGAAATCACGGCCTTCATTGGAAGCCTCATGATAAGCATCTGATTTTTTTGAAGCACTTGCGGACCATCCTAACAATCTTTCAGCCTTCGCCTTGGCACGCTCCTGAATGTTATAACCATCTGCACGGACGATCGAGTAATAGAAAAATCCGTCTTTCTTCAATAGCAGGTTGAAAACAATTGAATCATTTTCTTTTCCGTATTTCGTCTCTACCTGAATGATAGATCCTTTTTCATGTTCTTCAGTGCATTTTGCACAGAATACGTTTGCGGTGTACTTGGCGTAAGTGTTCATAATTATAAGATTATTACAGTGAAGAATGCCTTTACTTTTTCAGATACGGTGATCTTGTCATAGATCCCTGAATCAAATCCGTGATCTTTAAACACAGACTTAATTTCGCTTTCCGTATCAACTTCACGGGCCTTGGCAACTGCTTGCTGATAGTTCATTTGAGCAAGCCCAACTACTCCGAATATTCCGAATAGTGAGAGTATTGATATTTTGATTAGTAGCTTTTTCATAGTTAGTAGATAAAGTTGTTTTGGGAGACGAAATAAACCCCGAACCCGATGATTAATGTGGTGACTGCCATTAGAGCCACAAATGATGAATTTTTCATAGTTATTAGTTTTTGTCCTGTTCGATTGAGTGGGGGATTGCTCCCCCGTGAATGATTTAGATTTCTTTGTTAGATGCTATGTTGGGAGGCACTTAAAATTTTCATATCTAAGCCCCAGTTTACCTTAAATCGCCCAACAGCCCTTTCTTTGTTATAAGCATCAATAATGATTTCACGAGTGTCACCGTCTGTATGCAAGAATATTATTTTAAATTTTCTCATAACCTTAGTTGTTTAGTTTATCCCCTATCCGTGGGGTTGTCCTGTTTGATTATGTAATATTACTACAAGTAATAATATAATCCTAATAAATAGTAATTTTTTTTACGAAAATGATTATTATATTTACATATATGGCAAAGCAGGAGATCATCACACTGAGGAACGGAGAAGAAATAAGGCTGTCAGAGCGTGAGAAGATGTTTTGTGAGTATTATCTAGGGAGTTCGAATAAGAACGCCACACAAGCAGCGATTTCAACGGGATATGCGGAAAAAACGGCAAGGGCCACCGCTTCAAGGTTGTTGACAAATGTTAACATTAAAAAATACCTCGATAATCACGCTGCACCGTTACTTGAAGCCCTTGGAATCACCCAGGAGCGAGTATTGAGGGAGAGATCAAACATGGCCTTCACCAATCTTACCGATTTAGTTGATAACGAATGGCGGTTGAAGAATAAGGACCAGATCGACCCGAAGCATTACGCAGCACTCAACCAGGTTACGATAAAAGAGAAAGTATTGATGCAGCAGGGAGATGAAGAGGGCGGAGGAATAGTCCTTAGCCGGGAGATCAGCTATAAGATAGCCGACAAAGACAAGTCCTTAGCGGTTCTCGAAGAAATGACTGGACTGACCAAGCCTAAGCCATTGGAAGGAACCGGACCAGTCCAGAACAATTTCTTCGGGGATATAAATAATTACATTAATAATAAGTAAAGTGCAATTTTTAAAAGTGTTACCCTGGGGGTAAATCGGTAAATTATAATTTTAACAGTAAAAAACAGGACAATGAAAGTACAATTTGAAATCGAAACGATTACACCAGAAGGAGAAATAGAGTCCCATTATTTCGATGCACTTATGAATTTCAGACCATTTTTTGGAGATCAGGTTTTTTTGACCGATTTTATTGATATGGAGGATGCAATCGAAGAAGATGTGAGGGAGTACATTCAAAGTACCTGTATTTTTGTTGTAACAGAATTAAGAATACAGCGCAGCTTATCGGGAAAAGTATTTCTTTCCTGTTTTCTGGAAGCACTTAACGAAATTGAAGATGAAGATGATTTGCTTAGGAATTTGGCGGTTAATAACTAGTTTATGAAAGCAAAAACAATTTGGAATATTCTAGCAATTATACTGATAATATTTGCCTACATAGCAACCGAACCAATCATATTCGCTTATACCGGGTGGGGGTTCGTCTGGGATTATAATCCACAATACATACCTATATTTGAATATTGAACCAATCCATTCCCTACATCATCCAAGAGAACCAGCGCAGGTTTGCGGCCATGTTTTCGCACTACGACCCGATTATGGGCGAAGGATCTCCCATTGATCGCTTTGATTTTTTCTACTACAAGACCCAAAAATCCCCGGTAAGACTACCAGCAACCATGTTGGGCATACCTCACATCCAGTCTATTGTAACCAGCAAGCATAAAAGCGCAGAAGCCTACGCAGAAGCCGAAGGAATCGATCTAACCAAGCTACTCCAGACTATTCACGAAGGAAGATTGGACTTTGACTTTGAATATTGGGCGTTTGTCTCCATTTTGATCAAAAACAAGGACGGAGGGAATGATATACGATTCAAACTCAACAACGGACAACGGAAGCTGCTCAAGGAATTGATGCGAATGTTTGACAAGAAGCTACCTATCCGGATCATTCTCCTGAAAGCAAGACAATGGGGTGGATCTACTCTCACGCAGGTATTTATGTTTTGGATTCAGGCAAGGCACATGAAGAACTGGAACAGCCTAATTGCTGCACACCAGAACCAAGCATCCACAAACATCCGGGCTATGCTTCGAAAAGCAGTAACCAACTACCCATGGGAACCGTTGAGCCTTACACCATTTGAGGGCACCCAGAACATCAAGATTATATCCGAGCGAGCCAACAAGATCACGATTGGTTCAATGCAGACTCCTGAATCCATACGATCTGACGATATTGCCATGGCTCACCTGTCTGAGGTAGGGCTATGGCGCAAGACCGAAGGAAAAAAGCCTGAGGACTTGATACAATCGATTCTAGGAACCATTGACATGAAGCCAATGACCATGGTAGTGATGGAATCAACAGCCAAAGGAGTTGGCAATTTCTTTCACCAAAGCTGGACCGAAGCCAAGCGAACAGGAAGCTATACCCCTGTTTTTGTGGCATGGTATGAAATTGAGAAGTACCACATCCCATTTGCAGACGAAATCGAGCGAATTGAGCTAATTAAAACCCTGAGTACAGATGAATTTGATCTATGGGAGCAGGGCGCAACGCTGGAAGGGATCAAATGGTATCGCAAGAAGTTAGGCGAATACAAAGGTGATCGGGTAAGTATGTGTTCGGAATTTCCCTCCAACGATGTTGAAGCCTTCCAATCTTCCGGAGCGAGATTCTTCCCGATGCGAGTTATCGCACAGGCCAGAAGATTCTGCAAACCTCCGCTATTTCGTGGGGATATCTACGGAGATGCAAACAAAGGTCCTGAATCGCTTAACAATATTCGAATAGAGAAAGCAAACGAGGGTAATCTATCAGTATGGGCCATGCCTGAGACGTTTCCCGATGTGAAGTATGAGAACCGCTACCTAGTCACCCTGGATATTGGAGGGCGAAGCAAGGAGTCAGATGAATCGGTAATCAAGGTTTGGGATAGATTCTGGATGATGGACGCCGGACTTCCTGAGCTTGTGGCAACATGGGCTGGACATATTGACTTTGATCACTTGGCATGGAAAGCGGTGCAGCTATGTAAAACCTATGACAATGCCTTCTTCATTCCAGAGATCAACAAAATGCGAGAGGACACCAGCACATTCGATGAAGGAGATCAGTTTTATACCTTGGTGGATGAAATTATCGGGCATTACGGGAATATATTCTGCAGAACCAACCCAGAACAGATCATAAAAGGTATGCCAGCTTTGTACGGGTTCCACATGAATGCACAGACCAAGCCAATGATCCTGAATTCACTCAATGCAGCCTATCGGGATGATGCGATTATGAATTACGATGAAAGGTCTATGGATCAGGCAGATTCATTCGAGAACAAAGGCAACGGAAAGACCGGAGCAGTTGAGGGAGCGCACGATGATCACGTAATTGTTGACGGTCTTGGAGCGTGGGGATGCCTGGACTACATGCCTCCGGTAAAAATGATCGAATTAAAACCGATTGTTCGCAGGAAATCAGCCGGGAATATTGCGAGTTTTTAAAACTTAAACTAAATTATAAAATGGAAAACATGAAATCATTAACAGAAGAGTTGTCAGCAAAGACTACTATAACACAAAGTCCAACAAAAATTGGCAAAGTTTACATTGGAACGAAGGTAGTTAGAGCAGAGCCAATGAATCATGAATCTTGGCTTCGCTCACAAGGCAAATGGCAGGAAGGTCAAGAATCTTATGGAAACGGGTACAAAGTTCAATATGAGGACGGTTACTTATCATGGTCACCAAAGGACGTTTTTGAACGCTGCTATCGGGAGTTAACTACTCAGGAAATGAGAATGACCTATTAAGGATATTCCTGACCAAAAAAAAATCCCCAACCAAAGGCAGGGGATTAATCACAAACAAAAAACTATCATAGAACCCAAATATAATCCATTTCCTAAATTAATAACCAATCTTCTTTATTAATTCGCCATAAATTAGTATTTTG